GGTTTAAGTTGTGCCATAATAATATTATATATCTAGTCCAGTTCACATACTATAACATCTAAGTATTGTATTGCCAAGTTAGATGTTGCTGTATATGTTCCTTGAATTTGTACTGTACCGCTAAATGGATGGTCATGTGGACCACCAGCAGCACCCTCATTAACTCCACCAGTAGCAGTAGCACCATCTCTTACCCTAGATCCTACATTACTAAATGGTGTAGCATTTGAACCACCAGTAGGTCCAAGTAAGTGTTCGTGACTGTGCTCTGGTAACTCAGCAATTGATAAAGTGTGGTCACCCACCACCTTTGGTATACCTGAAGGTGGTAGAATAGATTCAGTATTGTTTACAGTTATTGTTATATCTCTAGCAGTAGATAATACTGTGGTAAAATCAAATGTACCACCAGATCCACCACCTGTTCCTGTTACTACTCTAAGTGATTTATTATTAACGGATGCATCAGTTATCTGAGTCCATCCAGTAGGTGCAGATGGTTCCCAGAATAACTTCCTTGTACCAGCAGGATACATCCAATAATATGAATTAATGGAATTATTAGCATCTGCTAAATCAAATTGTACTCCATTGGATGTTAATCTTGCCATATCAACTGAAGGTGCATATTAGTACGTCAACATATTGGAGTCTCAGGTCAATCTGACCTGCTCCTGTAGCAGAGAATGTTGCTGACCCATTAAAGGGGTGATCATGTGGTTGTCCTATCTGACCACTTGGGGAATTCACACTACCTGTAGGTGATGATCCCTGTACCCTAAAAGTACCACCTCCACCTGAAGCAGAAGCAGTACCACCTGTTAATGAATTATGAGTGTGATCTGGTATTTGTGATATTGCCAGAGTAGTACCACCAACTGTACCAGATACAGTAGTACTAGCACTAAATGGTACTGCTAATGATGAGGTACTATTCGGGAATACTTGAGAGAATGTTAATCCACCTGCACCAGATGTTCCACCAAATCCAAACCCACCACCTGTTCCATTGACAAGTCTTAATGCTTTATCGTTATGTGAATTTTCTTTTACCCATCCAGTTGGTGCTGCTGCTTGGAAAAATACCATAGCAGCACCCTGCTCAACAACACCATACTTTGATGCAAGTGAAGTAGAGTCTCCAAACGTAATTCCAGTCGCAGTTAATGTTGCAGACATTGTATAAGACTTTCTATTCCTTTATTCTTTATTTAGCACCTTTTTAGATCCGTCATTTATCCAGAACCCATCATCAGTCAATTCCCATCCATCATCTTGCATTGCTTTCCAACTACCATACCTCTCCATTGCTTCTTCAGTTAGATTCATCTTGATCCATGCGGGCCAAAGTTCCTCTTCAACTTGAGGCATTTGCAATTCCTTTCTACGTTCTAATGCATACTCACGATACATCTCTTGAGTCCACCCATCATTATATGGTGACTGTGCTTGAATCTCAGCATCCATCAACTTATAATCAAATAAGAGTTCTCTCTCTTTGTCTGGAGTATCAGTATCCCTGACGTAGACAGTCTTGCCACCGTCAGGGGATTCGTAGATCTTTGCCATTAGAGTTCCTCATCACAATGCTTCTCTACAATCTCTTGAATAACTTCACTAAATGCATTACGCAATTCATATTGAATGTCATTCTTATCCTTCTTTAATCTAGTAACTGTAATAGGTGGAAGATCAAGAGTTGCTTTTATCTCCCATAATCCAAGTTCTTTGTTCTTGGTAGTTGTAATATCAAGCATTTAAAGTTGCCTCCGCATAGTCACGATTGAATAAGTCAAGACCTTCTCTTGTTAGCACACTGTTATACATGCTATCGAATGTCTTAATAGGTAATGTAAGAACATGAGCACCATATAACAAGCAACGTGATGCTTGATGTGCTTCTCTAATAGATGCTGCTAAAATCTTAGTATCCATCTTATGTTCCTTCTGAACACCACAGATTGCTTTGATTAACTCAACACCACTAAAACTATTGTCATTGAGTCTACCTACAAATGGTGAGAGATATGTAGCACCTGCCTTCATTGCTAAACATGCTTGAGCAACAGAGAATACTAAGGTTACATTAGTCTTAATGCCACCATCACTCAGTCTCTTACATGCCTTAAGTCCCTCAACTGTGCAAGGTACTTTAATAGTAACAGCAGGAGCAAGAGGATAGAATGTCTCTGCCTGTGCAATCATCTCATCAGCAGTATCAGCAACTACCTCAGCAGATATACTCTCCATCTCAGGGAATCGTTCTGCAAGTTCTTTAATAACATCATGCTGAGTACGACCTGACTTCAGTATTAATGTAGGGTTTGTAGTGACACCATCTATCAATCCAGTCTCATATCTGGATGCAATAGCGTCAACGTCTGCTGTGTCTAAAAAAAATCTCATGTTTGTTTACTTGTAGTTGTACGGATCATGTTCCGTGGATTTCCTCTTCTGGAACCAGTCTCTAATCTTCCTCAGTAGTCTCTTCATTAGGAACCTCCTCTCTTCCTTCTGGTCCAATAAAACCGACGATTTTAGTTCGACGATCTCTATTTGTGTAACCAATGTTAACTACGACATCCATTACCCTTAGAATATCTTTAACAGATGTTCCCTCTGGGCATCTAGTCATAATAAAATCGAACTTAGCAAAAAACTCATCGGCGGCATCCGTGAGTTCTTCCATTGTTAGATTATCATTCTTCATTGGCATCCTTAATGTCCTCATGAAGTTTTTTAGTTGCCTGTGCTTTTATAAAGTCACGCAACTCAGGAGTTTCTTCCCAACTCCACTCTTGGTTATGTTGAGGATTCTTCTTTTCTATTAGATGTGTTCTTTTAGTCATATAAACTCCGAGTACCCTAACAGTATATCATAATGCTAACTGTTGAGCAATACACTTTGCTACCATTTTGTAGGTTTTAACACCTCCATGTGAGAGATCCCTACCATAATCAATGATAGGTATATATGGAACATCTGTTAGAATCTTCTTAACTCCCTTAAACAAACTAAAGTTAGCAGTCACACCCATTTGTTTAGCAATAAGGTGTTGTAATTGTAATACACTATTACCATGCCAGTCATAGCGTCTCTGTGCTGCACCAAGTCCAGCAGGATCATCTCTCCATGATCCACAATTAATAACTCTATCCTTTAAGTATAAAGGAACTCTACTTGGATCTGGCCAACCAATAGCAATTGCTTTTGGTTTATAATGTTGCAATAAACATACTAAGTTATGTACTGCAAACTGACCAGATGAACCAGGAACACCCATGTTAACAACATAATGTCCTGTGATCTCACTTAACTGATTTGCTATCGTATCCTTCTCATTAACACCCACACCATATACTAAAGAACAACCAAAGACAACAATAGATTTCTTCCAATTGATCTCATTAAATTCTTTGGTACGATACCCAAGAGAATTGTTTTGATATGTTATAGTCTCAGTCCTATACTTCCAGTCGGATGGAGTCTTCTTTAAATTCTGTTTGAATTTTGCTTCACCATCACTATCATGATACCAATGTTCTTTCATAGAACACAAACGATCCTCAACCTTGAAGATCCTTACACTTCTGCCCCCAGTTGGGTTGTCAGTATATATCGTCATGTGAACACCTCAACATTATTAATCTTTGCAAATCTCTTTGCATCATCTATATCATTAACCATAGGTTCACCCTTTACATTAAGACTAGTATTCAATAGCATTGGACAACCAGTTTTACTCTTCCATAATCTAAGTAAATTATATAGTGGTTTATTATCACGCATTGTTACGGTTTGTACTCTACTAGTACCATCTACATGTACAATACCAGAATATCTGTCAGGGAAACTACATTTTGCTGTGAATTGCATATATGGTGATCGTTTTACAGGTAGATCAAAGTATATCTTAGCATACTCCTCTAATATCACTGGAGCAAATGGTCTGAATGGTTCTCTACCCTTAATCTCATTTACCCTATCCTTAATTCCTATGTCTCTAGGATCTGCTAGTAAACTTCTATTACCTAATGCTCTAGGTCCAAACTCTGCTCTTCCTCTGGCAATACCACATACCTTGTTGTCTAACAAATGATCAACAATAACTTCATTATCATACTTAGATGTTATATTAACTCCTGTGTATGGAGTATATGCAATATGCTTCTTCTTATGTGCTAACACTGCACCAATAGCAGATCCATTATCACCTGGTGCTGGCATGATCCATACATTTTTAAAGAATGAATATGCTTTAGGATTAGCAGCACAATTCAAAGCACAACCACCCATCAAAACTAAATTATTACTATTAACTAATCTCTTTGCCTTCCTCAATATTAATTCAAATAATATCTCATAGACATTCTGTGTTGCTGCTGCAATATCATGTATATTCTCCTCTGGTCGCCAATCCTTACATCCCTTATGAAGATTCTTCTTAAACTTAAAATCATCACCAATAAAGTCATCAAACATTGCTTGTCTTAACTTATTAGGATCACCTAATGCAGACATTGCCATAAGGATATACTCTTCCTCATTTGGTTTTAATCCACACCTCTGAGTCATAGCACTGTACCAAAGTCCAATGCTATTTGGATATCTCTTCTGATATCTTAAAGTTATATTATTATTAACTGCTTCCCATATTGTTAGAGTCTGGAACTCTCCAATAGCATCAATAACAACTATACATGCATTTTTAAAATGACTGGTATAATATCCACCACAAGCATGAGTATAATGATGCCCATAGAACTTAACTGGTGCATCAATATACTCTGTAAAATTCTCCTTTAATCCTTGACCTGCACGTAACTGTCTTAACTGTTTTACAAATGGTCTTTCATACCAACAAACTAACTCTGGTTTACCATACTGAAGAGCATGATGTATAAGACTCTCAGGTATTACTGGATCATTCTTTATACGACTGAATCTCTCACTCTCGGAAGCAAACACCAGACTATCATCTGCAAACACTGCTAATGCTGCATTATGACTCTCTGATGATATCCCCCATGTTATCATTATGATTCTCCCAATAACTAAGTGGCAATGTCGGATCTGGTTTAATGTATGGATCTACCTCATTAGCAGGACACATTGAACAAAAAGATTCGTCTTCTTTATTTAAGAAGTTTTCTAATTCCTCATCAGTACATTCTACATCTAATGGTTTATATTTCAAGTATTCATCCCATTTCTCTGACAGATTATACTTATCTGCTTGCATGGGAAGATATGCTAGAGGTGGACACTTCCAAAGTTTACCTTCATGTAGTTGTAAAGCATCCTTTGATATACAATGCTCCCAACTCTTCCTAGGATTCTTATCCTCGAATGGTAATATATTATCACCAAACCCTTTATATTGTCTAACCCATTCCTTATTAGTAAAATCCCAAAACTCTACATGAACACCCATACCATTCTTCCAATCCTTAGCAATTTGATAACCACGTTTAAACTTTCTAACATAATTCATATGATCAGTACTATGAATTGATACTGCTAGATTAGCTTGTGTTGCTAATAACATATGTGGTAACTTAGGATGCAAATGTAAACCAGTTGCATTAGTTATTAAATCAATT